TTTCTAAAGCAAATAATGTTTTCTTTAGAGCTACATTCCTAGATCAATGGACTAAGTTTGTTCAGCTTGCTTCTTACAAATCAGGTAAAGATTTAATTACTAATAATCTAAAAGAGATTAATAAAGTAAAAGGTGTTTCTGATTCTAATCGTATCCGCAATATGAAAGAACAGTTAAAAGAACTAAATGTTGATATTGATGAAGGATTAAAGTGGGTAGACTCAGGAGAATCTATAGATGACTCTTTTTATAAGAATGTAAAAAGAGGAGCTGCTAGGTACACTAATGAAGTTATATTAAACCCTACTAATGAATCAGGACTAAAACCTTTTCTTCAAGCTGCCCCTAGAACAGCCATACTTACTCAGTTCTTAGGTTATCCAGTTGCATTTACTAATACTGTTTTAAAGAATGCAGCTAAAGATATGATCAGAAATCCTACTCAAAATGCTCCTAAAGTATTAGCTGCAGGATTAATGATGACTGAGATGGCTAGATGGACTAATTGGGCTAGAACTAGAGGAGAGTCTGAAAAGTATAAGTCTACAGGGGAGATATACTTTGATGCGGTTCAAAGATGGGGAGGCAATGGCATTGTCTTTGATATGATGCAAAGAGGTAGTGAAGCAGCCAAAGTCTATCAAGATCCTGTAGCTGGCTACGCTTCTGTTTTAGGGCCAGTAGGAAATGATATTTTTAAATTAATGCGTACAGGTAATCTTGTACGACTAATGGGTGAAAAAATTCCTGGCTATGGTGCATTAGGTACACTGGCCCCTGAACTAAAAGCAGACTATACAGAAGCATTATCTGATGCTAACAAACTCTATAAAGAAAAAGCATTAGAACTTATGGGGGCTGAAGACAAAGCAGAACCATTAAGACCTAGCTATGCCGAAGGAGGATCAGTTGGGCCTACTGTAAAAAACGTATCCAATGTAGCTGAAGAACCTCAAGAACGAATTAATCCTTATACAGGAGAGCCTTATGATGTAACTGCAGGTTCTTTTAATATGGATGTAGAAGATAGAAATAATCGTGAAGATCCTTTAAGAAGATTAGGTTTTGTAGTAGGAGGAGCAGCAAGAGTAGGGAATATAATAAGAGGTGCAGTCCAAAGTCCTTTAAAAAATCTTTTAGAAACAAGATCAGAAGCTAATCCTAAATATTTAAATTTAGTTGCAGACGAATCAGAAAAAGAACTTACTAGATTAGCACAATCTCCAGTAGGTATTCCTAGAGTAGTTGAAGAAGTATTAAGAAAGAAAACACCTCAACGATTAAGAGAAGTTCTTGAAACAGAATTTAGTCCAACAGAGAAATTAGCTTTAGAAAAAATATTAAAGAAAGTTCCTATGGTAGGGCCAGGAAAAGTAAAAACAATGTCTAAAGAAGAACATACTAAATATTCTTTAGTTAAACGTCCTATTTATAGAGGAAGCAGCACTGGTTTAAATACTTCTTTTGATTTTAGATTTTCTAATCCTTTAGAAATTGGGCCTCACTTTGGATCATCTATTCAGGCTCAACATATTATTAATCATGATTCAGTACAAAAAGCTAAATATCTAAAAATGATTGGAAAAAATGACTACATTACTCCTAATTCATTGGCTGCAGATAAACAAGATAAAAAAGGAAAATTTGCATATGTAGTAGAAAGCTATGATGGACCTGTCTCTATGACCAAAGGATATATAGACATAAGAAGTCCTTTAATTTTTGATCAAGAAATAGCAACTGCTTTTGATGAAATGCGACCTCAGTGGTCAGCAATAAATGTATTTAAAGATCCTGAAGCTTATGAAATTATTACTCAACAAGCTATGAGTAAAGTAGGATCTAATAATAAATCAAATATAAAAATAGGCGATTTAGTTAGCGGATTAAATGGATTTAATGAAAAGATTGATCAATTTTATAGATACTTTGAAAAAGCAATTAAGGCTAATCGCTCAAAAATAGGAAAAACATTTAATGTTGAAATACATGAAGCTAACTTAAATTTAGAATTTGTTAGGATGTTAAAGCAGCTTGGTTTTGATTCCATTAAATATAGGAACCAAGTAGAAACACTTGCTAAAGATAGAACTAAAAAAGGGGTTATGTCAGAGAAAGAAGAGTCCTTTATTTTATTTGAACCAGAGCAATATGCGATTGCTTATGGAGAAAAGGAAGTATGAAAGAAGTTTCTAAAGAAAATATATTTGAACAATTAAAGATAGATGAAGGTATTAAGTATGAATCTTATTTTTGTTCAGAAGGTGTGCCTACATTTGGTGTAGGTCATAAAATACTAGATTCAGATCCTGAATGTAATATGCCCATAGGTACTTCTGTAAGCGAAGACAGAGTATGGGAAGTTTTTGAAGATGATTTAGAAATTGCAATTAATGAATGTGAAATTATGTTTGGTAAATATACTTGGCATGGTTTCCCTGATGAAGTACAAGAAATCTGCGTTAATATGATGTTTAATCTAGGACGGCCCCGATATAGTAAATTTATTAAACATATTGCTGCACTCAAGGATTACAAGTGGTCTTTGGCAGGAGCCGAAGCTAGAGATAGTAGATGGCACTCACAAGTAGGAGATAGGGCTGAACGTCTTTGTCTAAGATTAGAAGCTCTATAATGTAGATGTTTGCAGAATTAGCTGCAATCACTAGCGCAATCAGCGCAATCAATCAAACTATTGCAACCTTTAAAGAAGGCAGAGCTAACGCTCAAGATGCTGCTGCACTCTTAGGAAAGTTTGGTACGACTGCTCAAAAGCTAGATGATTGGGAAAAGAAAAAGAAACTTAAACGCCCTTTAACCCCTAAAGAGGCGATGGATCTCTCTATTAAGCGTAGAGAAATCAAGAACATAGAGACGAAAATTAAAGACCACCTTATGATGGCTGGCATGAGTGATGTTTGGAGAGAGGCAGAGCGCATTCGTAAACAGTCAGAAAAAGATCATTTACAATATCTAAAAGATATACACAAGAAACGTAAGGAACGACAACGTAAGTTTCAAGAAAGAGCTACTGCTGCTTTTATTATCTTTGCTTTAATATTTTTAGGATGGTGTAGTTGGTTTATATATGAAGCCATTCAAGAAAGAAGACTAGACTCAGCTAAACAACGCTTAGAACAGGCTAAAGAAAGACAACGTAACATTAGAAAGTGCGGTAGATATAAATGCTAATGGTATTTTTATTAGTAGTAGTTGTAGAGGGAGAAGTTGTATCAGATAATGGGATGTTATTTAAGGATGTATACAGGTGCAATGTATTTGCAAGTGCAATAGAGCAGGGCAAGTGGAGTCCTAATGATAGACCTTACTATCGTCAAAAGAATGTTACAGCGTACTGTGTCCCTAAAAGAGTTTCTAAAAAACAATTCATCTACGAGTAGGAGTGGTTCTATGGGGAAAATTACTGCAGGGCTTGGTATAGCATTAGTTGTTTTATCAGGTTCATTTAAACTCTACTATGATAAGACTGAAGCAGAAAAGGAACAAATGGCTGCACAGTTAAGACAAGCTGCAGACAACCAACTACTATTAGAGAACAGTATTAAAGGTCTTAATGAGCAAGTATTACAGGCTGAAGAAGATAAGAAGATTGCATTCCAAAAGATTAATTTATTACAAGAACAAAACAGACAGTCTCTTGAAGAAGTTAATAACCTTAAAAGTAAATTTGATAAACACAATATGAATATGCTTAGTTTAAGAAAGCCTAAACTCATAGAAAATATTATTAACAAAGGAACTAAAGGGGTCTTGAATGACTTTGAAACTCTTACCACTCCTGTTAGTAGTAGCCAGTAGCGGCTGCAGCTTAATAGGTAACAAGCCATATACACCTGAAGTAAAGGCAGTAGAGGTAGTCACTATCACTAAACCTGCTGCTGTATATCACCCTCCATTGCCTAATAGAATTAATACCAGACCTGTAGAATGGAGAGTATTAACTCCTACTATTATGGATGAGTACCTTACAGACTTAAAAGAAGGTAACGCACCTACTAATGTATACTATGGTGTAAGTCCTGCAGGGTATGAGAATCTGTCTGTTAATATGGCAGAGATTAAAAGATACATTCGTCAGGTGCTTTCTATAGTTAATTACTATAAAGAATTAGATGAGGAAGAAGATGCCAGCAAAGAAGAAGAAGAGTAAGTCTACAGTTAATAAGGCAGGTAATTATACCAAACCTACTATGCGTAAGAACTTATTCAACAGGATTAAAGCAGGTTCAAAGGGAGGTAAGCCTGGACAATGGAGTGCAAGAAAAGCTCAGTTATTGGCCTCTGAATATAAAAAGAAAGGAGGAGGATATAAATAATGCCTCTTAAAAAATCACAAAAGTCTTTAAAGAACTGGACTAAACAAAAGTGGCGTACTAAATCAGGTAAGCCTAGTGCGAAGACAGGAGAAAGATATCTACCTGAGAAAGCTATTAAAGCACTTAGCGATAAAGAGTATGCAGCCACTACTAAAAAGAAAAGAGCAGATACAAAAAAAGGCAAACAACATTCAGCCCAACCTAAAAAGATTGCAAAAAAAACTAAATCTTATAGGAAATAATTATGGCCCATGAAGATAGAAAAAAAGCCATGCTTAAAAAGCACAGGCTTAAAGGTGTAAACAAACCTAAAAGAACTCCAGATCATAAAACTAAATCTCACATGGTACTAGCTCAAGAAGGACATGAGCTAAAGCTTATAAGGTTTGGGCAACAAGGAGTTAGGGGAGCAGGTAAAAATCCTAAGACTGCTAAAGATAAAGCCAGGAAGAAGTCTTACTATGCTAGACATAATGCTCAAGATGC